CCATTCTTTGAGCAAACCACTGGCTATGACAAAAGCATTCTGACTTTTGAAGATGCCGTGGCTCCCCCCCCTCATTTGAAGCTGAAACCCATCAACAGGAAGACATCTCCTGGTTACCCATTTAAGCTGTGGGAACCGGAATATCCCGGTAAGACAGCTTATTTTGGTAAGGAAGGAGAGTATCAGACTCCAGAGAACAACGAACATTGTGAGTACCTCAGAGACCGCGTCGAGAAAATGATCGACCAGTGTCGCAGAGGTGATCGCCCTGCAGTTGTTTGCATGGACTTCCTGAAGGATGAGTTACGACCCCTCAAAAAGGTGGAGAACATTGCTACGAGAGCCATAAGCGGTTCGCCCCTCGATTATGTGATCGCGGTGCGAATGTACTTTGGTTGTTTTCTCGCAGCAATGTTCGCCTCCTGTGTTGAGAGTGGCCTTGCACCTGGCATTAACCCATACACTGATTGGCATGTGTTGGCTGAGAAGCTGACCGCCAAAGGTGGCAAGGTTTTTGCTGGAGACTTTTCCCGTTTCGATGCGAGCGAGCAAGCGTATATCTTGTATGCTATCCTCGGAGTGGTTAACAGGTGGTATCGTGAGAACAATCCTGCCTGGAAACCAGAAGATGATAAGATACGAGAGATGCTCTGGCTTGATCTTGTCCACTCCCGTCACTTGACAGGGGTGGGTAATAAGCTCGAGTACATCGTCCAGTGGAACAAGTCTCTTCCAAGTGGCCATCCATTGACTACCATGGTCAACAGTTTCTACTCCCTCATCACCCTTACGGCTTGCTACGCACATCTGACTGGCGATTTCAAGGACATGTGGGATCATGTTTTCATAAACACATTTGGTGATGACAACGTCAACGGTGCTGATGACTCAACTATTGAGAAATTCAACCAGGTGACGGTGTCAAAAGCCATGAAGGAGTTGTTCAATCTGACTTACACGTCAGATAAGAAGGACTCCGAACTTGTGCCTTATGAAACCATTGATCAGATCACGTTTTTGAAGCGCTCTTTTGTGCGTGACGATGCTGCGAATGGGGGCTGGGTTGCCCCCCTCGATCCCAACAGTTTCCTTTACACATCTTATTGGTTTAAAAACCCAAAGGATGTGCGATCGGACCTGTACAGGAACGTTGAGCAGACGCTTAGCGAGCTCTCGCTCCATGAACCTGCGAAGTGGGATGAGTACTATCCATCGATTGAGAAGTTTTCTCTCGAAGAAGGTCTCCCAATTCCTTTCAGGACTAGGGAGGCTGCGTATCAGTGGGTGCAATCCCGCAATGACGCGTGGTACTAGGACTGGACTTGTTGGGGAAATACCTAGTGCAACCCAGCATTTTACCATCGCTAGCCACTACTCAGGACTATCCAGAGAGGCACTAGACGCGTGGTTGTTGAGTTTGACCCACGTAGTAATTTTAGACTCGCTAGCAATTTAGAAACAATAACTGAAGATACTGTTTGTGCAGAGATTGAAGGACTTAGCATTAGTGCCGCACCTGAGATTACAGGTGCGACTTCGTTTGCTGATGAGGCTGGTGTTTGTTCCAAGATTCCCATTGCTCCAACTGTTGCTTTTGCGTCAGGTGATCCAGTTTATCAAGATTTGAAGGAGTATTTTAGACGACCTCGCCTTGTGTACACTGGATCTTGTGCCAACTCTGTGACTCCATTAGTTAATGTCAATGTCACAACGCCTTTATTGACCGGAACGTGGTTTCCAACTATGACCAGTCGATTGGCAGGAGTCCAGGGTATTCGCTTCGATCTAGTTGTTCGCGTTACGGTTGCTGCTAATCCTTTTCACGGAGGTGTTTTAGTTACAGCTTTCCAGTATGATGGCTCTAATACTGATAATTTTCAGTACTGTAGAACCAATCTGGCCCAGCTGTCCACTAATTTACCTCATGTGAGATTGGATATAGCGGAACAAACCATGACCGAGTTTACTATACCTTGGCTTTACCCTGTCGACTATATGCCATTGGATTCATCTGACCTTTTTAGGATCTATGGAGCATTGACGTTGGCGCAAATTGTACCTACTCCAACCTTAACATCCTCTCCTGCTCCAACTTATAGAGTTTTTGTGCATTTAGAGAATTTAGAGTTGATTGGCTCTAGGCCATTAGTAGAGAATTTCGTTTTGGCTCAGTCCGGTGGAAGGACAGAGAAACCGAAGGCCAGCAAGGCCACGGTACGTGAGCAAGAGCACACCGGTGTTGTATCCGGTTTGCTATCACGCTTGTCCACGTCCGCTAGCATGTTGTCCGAGGTTCCTTTGCTTTCCACTGTTGCAGGACCTGCTGCATGGG